CATCAACAAATAATAACAACAATAATAGTGCAAGTACCAGTACAAGTACAAACGTTAATACTAACAATAATATTAACAGTGGAACTCAAACGTTTAATAATAACAACGTTAATTCCGGTACCCTGACATATAATAATAACAACGTCAATTCTGGTACAATGACTAACATTAACCAGAATACATCCACTTCTACAAGTAATAATAATAACGTTAATACTAACCACAATATTAACAGTGGTACTCAGACATTTAACAATAATAATGTCAGTACAAGTACATCAAACAATACCAATATTAATAAAAATGAAAATACTGGTACGATGACATATAATAATAACAACGTCAGTACAGCAACTAATAATAATGTCAATACTTCTACTAGCACTAACAATAATGTGAATACTGGTGACATGACTAATCGAAATATTAGTACATCAACATCACAAAGTGTTAATACAAATAATAACGTTAACCAAAACGCTAATATTAACCAGAACATTAACTCTGGTGAAGTAACTAACATCAATAAAAACGAAACCCTTATCACACAAAAAGTAATTCAGCCTCCCCCAACAGCGGTTGCACCTACGATGATGAGCGGAGGTAATAATGACTTATGTTCTACCGGTTCATCTGGATCAGTTCAAACGCAAGTGTTTGGTGTTTCATCTGGCGGAACAATCAGAGATTTAAATTGTGAACGCTTAAAGCTATCAAAGACCCTTTTCGATATGGGTATGAAGGTAGCTGCTGTTGCTACTATGTGTCAAGATAGAAGAGTATTTGATGCTATGATGGCAGCCGGTACACCATGCCCGTATGATGGTAAGATAGGTGAGCAAGCTAAAGCATCATGGGAATCTAATCCAGATAAAATACCGCAACTTGAAAAAGAGAGCAAACATGAAACTGCTAAAAACATTGGGCTTGGCTCTTTGCTTGGCATTATTGTTCACGCCGCTTTTAAGTAAAGCCCAGACACTAGTACCAGGTCAAGTCTCTACCACCGGGAATATTGTTCAAGATACACCCTATGGTGGTCCTACGCCTTGGGTTGGTGGAGTCTATCAAGACCAATTAACTTGTTGGGGTCAGCAAGGGGATACAGGTTACTGCGGTCCAAGTCCAATCGTACGTCCAGGTGGTAATATTAATTTCTCGTACGGCTCATCATACATCTATCAACAGCAACATATTTCCACATTACTACCTTCATCTACAGGCTTACAAGTTAATGGTTATAACTTTGGATTTATGGCAAAGAATGGTAATGGCTGGGATGACGGTCGTGTAGACAGCTTAACGGCGTTGGTTCGATTTTGGGATAACACAAATGGTAGAGCTGCTAATAATTTATTATACGGTGATGTATTTTCGTTAAATTATAAATTTAACTGGACACAATTTGATTATTCAAAAACATTTACAACCCCGCTTGCTGTACCCTCTATCGGGCAGGTACAGTATGGTTTTATAGGCAGAGATAATAACGGATGGGCAGGACCTTATGGACCAGAGATCTATAATGTTAGTTTTAGTTTAAAATATTCTGTAGACCCATGTGCAACAAATATATTCAGTAGTCCATCGTGCCCAGGGTATTTGGATGCATTAGCTAAATTAGCTCCTAAGACTACTACTACAACAGAAGCTACAGTATCAGCGACACCTCCACCTCCACCTGAAATGGTTGCAATAGCACCAGGAGCCCCGCCACCACCAGGCAGCCCTCCACCTCCCGGTAGCCCTCCTCCTGAAGGTTCGCAACCTCCACCTCCACCACAAGGTGGTCCTGCTCCAGCTGGAGCTCCTGCACCTGGGCCAATGCAACAAGCATCAGCTCAACAACCAGCACCTGGGGGGCAGCAGGCAAAGGCCGGTGAGGTAAGTGACTCATCAGGGTCATCTAAGACTACTGTATCTTTATCTTCTGTTCTTAGTATGATTAGTTCCAATCAAGATAAGACATCTGCACTAGAAAAGTCTGTAGTTCAGTCAGCGGATTCACAAGCATTTTCTGCAGGTGAAACGGCCAAACAACAAGCTGAAAAGATTGCAGGGGATCAACAATCACAAAGTATAAGTGCTAGTGGTGGTTCCTCCAGCACTTCACAGACAGCAAGTTCTCAAACATCATTTACGCAAACACAAAGTTCAATGGCTTCCTTACAGGGAGGTCAACAATCAGTTAATGCTTCTAATAGTGCAAGAGTACAACAATCTATTAACAGTAGCGTTAGTTCTCAATCAAGTACTTTAAATTTTACAGGTACAACAACTCAACAAAGTAGTTATCAAAATACAACCAGACAAGAAGCTAATGTACCCGTGGCTGCTCCTACAGTATCTTATAGCTTAGTCACTCCTGCAAGACAGTCGATTCAACCTCAAGTTGAATTACCTATGCTTGAGGGTATAAAGTTTGGAGTTAAAAATGCAGTTGACTCGGCAATGGAGTCAAGACCCTTTGTACCTCAAATGAATGATAATTCACAACAAAATGATAGTGTGAAGAAAAATGTTGCAAATAACGAATTAGCTGGTAACGTATCAATTGAGTCAATTGCAAAACAACCTGCAAATTATGCACAATATTTTGTTATGATGCCAGATGTTGCATTTTATGCACCTAAAGAAATTTATAGAAATCAAAGAACTGTAGATAACGTCAGAGCATTAAGACAAATGAGTTCTGATAGATTACACCAACAAATGGTTGACCAACAATACAAATAAGGAAGTAAAATGGCAGAAGAAATTAAAAACGTAAACGCTAAGATTGACGAAGCAGAAGCGGCGGTAAAAAAATACGCAAGTAAAGATACAGTTATTAGTATTGGTGGGTATGAATTTACTCCAGCAAAATTAATGGTTGCATTTACAATTATATCTTCTACACTTGGTGGTCTTTACGGTACATTTGAAGTATACAAAGACTATCAAGGTATGAAAAAGAAGATTGCTTCTTACGAAGCACCAGATCTATCTGGCTTCGATAAGCGTTTAGCTGTTATCGAAGAGAACAGTCAAAAAACAAGTGACTATACACGCGATATTAAAGTAGATTTAAAGAATGACCTTCGCCGTAATGAAACTGTTACCGAGCAGGTTGAACGCGGGGTAAAGGCCGCCCAACGTGAAACGGAAACTGAAATGAGAGATATGCGTAAAGCAGTTCGCGAAGACTTAGAAAAAGCTCGTAACGAGGCAAGTGTAATTCGTAGAGAAATGGCTGATGCACGAAGAGAAATAGAACGCGAAGTAATTCAACTTAAGAAAGAAGTTGATAGTAAAATACAAAAAGCAATCGACAACCCACTGGCGAACAAATAATGTTTGGAACCGCTCTAGCCCTCTACATGTACGTTAAACCACCTGAATGTATCAGGTGGACTTGGAGCGGGGATGTATACAACCGAAAGGTAGTCTGTTTAGAGTGGCGTAAAAAAGACAAAGAGGAGAAGAAGAAATGATCGATCCAATGACAGCACTTGCAGGTATACAATCTGCAATAAGCATGGTTAAGAAAGCTAGTAAAGTAGCTAACGATCTGGGATCCCTTGCTCCTATGATCGGTAAAATGTTTGATGCTAAGAGCACAGCAACTAAAGCATTAATGGAGGCTAAAAAGTCTAAGAAAGGTTCCAACATGGGAACCGCACTTCAGATTGAAATGGCTTTAGAACAAGCCAGAGCTTTTGAAGAAGAACTAAAGATGTTGTTTATGCAGACGGGTAAGATTGACGTCTGGAATAAGATTAAAGCACGTCAAGCAGAAATGGATGCTGATGATGCCAATGATTTAAGACTGTTTAACGATCAAGAACGTAAGCGTAAACAAAAAGAAGCAGAACTAAATGAATGGGCAGTAATTTTAAGTGTGTGTGCATTTGTTTTATTCATAATGGTTATTGGTGGTTATGAATTGCATCAATTTTGTCAAACAGGTAACAGGTGCGGAAGATGAACGAATATCAAAAAACCTTTGATATGTGTTTAAAGATATTTGTGTATGGGTGTGTTGCGTTATATTTTTTAGGGTTTCTTAAATTTCTTCCAGATGACTTATCGGATAGATTAGTTAATGGTTTGATAGGTAGATTTCTACCTGGTTAATAAATATTTTTAAAGGAGAAAATTATGTTAGATATTTTACTTTGGGTAGCGGTAGGTGCATTTATTGGCTGGAATTTCCCCCAACCATTCTGGGCTAAAATGATGCAAGAAAAAATTCAAGCAATGATTGCTAAAAAATAAGGAGTACTTATGGCTGAAGAAAAGAAACCTCTAAGTAGGAGTGAACGTGAAGCTCAGATCAAAGACAAAGCCGGGTGGCTTATTACCGTACTTGCTGCACTTCTGGCCATTAATACCTATATTGCTTCTGGCAATAGTTCTAAGGTATTAAACAATACTATTAAAGCAAACGATACCTGGGCTTTCTATCAGGCTAAGTCTATCAAACAGACCCTGGCTGAAATGGCTAGAGATGACGCGGTAGAAAGAAAACAATTTGAAAAAGCAGATAAATTAACTGCTAAAATTAATCGTTACGAATCTGAACCAGCTACTGGGGAAGGTAAGAAGGAATTATTTGCTAAAGCCAGAGCATTAGAAGCTGAACGTGATCAAGTACGTAAATCTGGTCCCTGGATGACGTTCGCTGGATCCGGTTTTCAGATTTCAATCGTTCTACTATCGGCTAGTATTTTAGCTGTTGCACCTGCCCTGTATTTGGCAAGTATAGTAGTTGGTGCTTTGTCTGCGTTACTAATGAGCCAAGGAATATGGCTCTGGTTACCGTTAACTCTGTGATACAATAAACTCGGCTTCAGGTATTCGTACCTTGCCGTTTTTACTTCCAAGTACAATAACGATACGGCGTCCAACATCCGTATCTATCATCATTACAATGCAGCCCCCGGCTGCATTTGTAGTTCCAGTCTTACTAACAATAAAACTATGACGCTTACCAACGATAGGGTTGGTGTTATTGAATGATTGAGATTGCTTACCAGTTTTAATTGTTAGTACAGCTGTACGACTGGCTTGAGTTATTTCTGAATAATGACTTGACTCAAATACTAATTTAAGTAAGTCTAACGCAGTACTGATATTCATTGGACTTAACCCGGTTGGCTCTACAAACTTAGTCCTTAACATCCCCAGGTAAATTGCTTTTTCGTTCATGTAGCGAATACATTTAAAACGACCACCGGGAAAATTATCACATAATACTTTAGCCGAGTTATTATCCGATTTTACTAAAGCCAATTGAATGTGTTGTTCTCTCGTATACTTACCAAGTTTCTGTTGCATGTTTTGATTATTATCAATAACAGCCATTACAGTCATTAACTTAGTAATGCTTGCAATAGAGCGAACCTCGGTAATATTATACCCCTCAATTAAGTTACCCTGATCGTCGGTCTCAAGCCAGCTCTGGGCGGTAATGTTAACAGCAAATGCATTACTAGCAAATAGTAATACAGAGAGTATAAGCGCTCTCATCATGATAGTACCCTGCCTTTACGCCAACCTTCAGGAATAGTTTCATGACCAGGTATTGATTTATTATTATCACCGTTGGTTATCCACATTTTACCGTATTGAGAATTTTTAGCCCCTTGCTGGTGACCTATCTTACTAAACGTATTTTTTTTATTTTGAATCGCAAGGGGAGTATTAGCATATTGAGATGCAATCTTAATATTACGTCTACCATGCTCAATCATTATTTGATTAAAATTAGGATCGTCTTCTCGCTTTTTTTGTAATGCTTTATTACCGTTTTTAGATATAATCTTCTTCCATTGCTCTCCATATCTCACTTCAAGTAATGCATTCGTAGATTGTCTTCCTTTGCGAGCTACCTCAGTATTATAAAAGCCGTTAAGATTATTTTTATTAATATAATCAAAACCACCTGTACCACCTACACGCAAGTTATACGTATCTTCGCGTAAAAGAAATACCTCTGTTACTAATTCTTTTTCTTTAGCATACATATCGTCAGCATTATCAAAAGTATGAAGAATATCTTTTTTAAAGTTATCAACACCGTATTTTTTTATAGCTGACTGAATATTTACACCAGACCCCATATAACCATCATCTATATCTTTAGTAGAATGTACCCCGATATAAATCTTATTATTTACCAAGTTTGTAATTTGATAAAGGTAAAAGAACATTAGTTATACCCCAGTATAATATTCGGTGGTATGAAAAATTGGGATGCGGGGGAAGGTTGCGCGCCTCCGACCTCTGGATTATGAGTCCAGCGCTCTACTACTGAGCTACCCCGCGTTATTGGTATATTGGTTCCAGGAAAAACCTCTGGGGTAAATTTCCACTGATTTTTTGTACTTAGTAAACTATCTGGAATGAATTGTGCCATTTTTTTGACTATCTCCTGGTTGTACTCTGTAATTATCTTCAACAGAGTCAGGTGTTGATACTTCGATTATAGTACCTTCTTCAATACATATCAACTGATGGGGTAGTAATGGCTTATTATGCCATGTGTCCCCTTGATACAATTGAACAAATTTCTCAGAAGCATCGGTAGTATCAATCCAACGAACCTCAAACCTACCCGACAGCACATACCACGTTTCGTCTTTCTGTGCATGAAAATGCATAGAAAATTTAGATGCTTTTTTAAAATGCAAAAGCTTACCACAATATTTATCGTTGGTGGCCCAGATTAGTTCATGCCCCCAGCCCTTCTCAACAAAGCCTTCTAATCTCATAAAAACTCTTTCATTGTAGGTGCATATGTGCCTATCTTTTGCACTGTTACCGCGCTTGCTTTATTTGCCAGTGGAATAGCTAAATTCATATTACAGGTTGCCAGGTGAAAGTAAACTAGCGATGCAAGGAACGTATCACCTGCGCCACACACGTCTGTCACTTCAATAAACGGGGCAGGGTATGTTGTATCTTTATACCGCGCGCCATCTTTACCTTGCGTTACAATTAATTCTGTAGGATAAGAGATAGCTAAACTATTTTCTAAGCTATTAATCTTTACGATTGCACCTTCAAATCTTTTAAGATCTTTTTTCTTTGTATCGATATAGATGGGACATGTAGAAGTTTTAATTAGCTCTTCAACTAACCCGTATGTAACAACTCCCTTATCATAGTCTGAAATAACAATAGCATCATATTCAAGTGAGTTTGGTAATATGTCTATAGGTACGGAAAGCACGTCACGGTCTATACGTGTAATATGGTGACCGGTTCTGCTATCAATTAATCTAATTTTTCTAGATGGATCCCGGGTAAGCAATGTAACATGACAACCTAGATTTTCCAAATTATTCTTTACATTATAAACCATGCCTGGTTTTTCTTCCGAGCGAATATATTTAAAAATAGGAACGGGAGCCTCTGGGCTAATACGATCTACTGTACCATACTGGTACTCATCGATACAGCTATCACCTATTAATAATATTTGATATGGTTTTTGTGGAGGAGTAATCATCAATGCGTTCAAAAAATTCTAATCGTTTAGCGTATTGGCTGCCTATAACTGTCTTATTACGCCAGTCACTACCTACTACCATTATAGAGGGATTAATCTGTTTAATCCACATCTCAAGTTCTTCATCACTACTGAATACTTCTACCTCGTCTACTGCCTTGAGATTAAGTAACATGGTCTTACGCTGAAATGAATCGTAAATAGGTCTTGATGGACCTTTTAACTGCTTTATTCTTTCATCACTATCAATAGCTACGAATAATTTATCTCCAAGGCTTTTAGCATAGTTAAGCAGAGCTAGGTGACCCAGATGTAAGATATCAAATGTACCGTTTACGAAGACTGATTTAACCATGGAAAGTTTTCTATTTTTTTATACTTATCAAGCATTACTTTATTGCCTTGGTCAAAGAATTCTTTAGTAACCGATCCTTCGTTACCCCCTAGGCGATAGTTAAGTGTGTGCCTACCAGAGCATGCATAATTGTCATGCTTAATGTGATCTTTTAAAATAGTATAGAATCGTCTATCCCCACCCCATCCGAAATCCCAGATGTGGCATACTTGACGATAGAAAGACGTCTTAAAACAATATGAACTGGTATCTATTAGATAAGCATCTTTATTTACCCATGCAGGCCACCTACCTAATGATTCACAATTATCTACAGTGGAGTAATTTTTATCTTTATCAAAAATCTGTCTAAGGGAATAAGCCCAATCTAGTTTTTTAGTCTCAATCGTATTTAATAATGAGTCTACATGATCGGGCTCAAACCAATTATCCTGATCTAAGAAGAGAACATAAT